AAAAAATGTACAAAGAAAGAGATATTGAAAATCTTTGGTTGAAATATGAAAAACTTTTAAGTAATGTCAAATCAGAAGGTATTGATAAACTACTTGAAGAATTTGGTCAAAGAATAGTAGAATCATCTTATTCTCAAAGAGATAAAGAAGTATTTTGTGGTATTGCAGGAAACGTAGAATATTCTTTGACTTTAGCAAAAAATGCAAATGCTATATGTAAAGCTTTAAACTACGACATTAACAGTAGTTCAATTATAAAGTGTGCACTACTTTCAATTTTAGGTAGAGTAGGAACTCAATTTGAAGACAGACTAAAAGAATCAGAGTCAGAGTGGCATAGAGAAAAGCTTGGTCAATATTATGAATGGAACGAATCTTGTCCTAAGTATTCTATTAATCACATGACGTTATATCACCTACAGCGATTTGGCGTTAACTTGTTATGGGATGAATTTGAAGCTTTATCTCTTTTAAAAGACATGTCAAGTGAAGACAACAAGTTTTACGGAATGCATAAAACAAGATTATCAGTTGTCTTAAACTTAGCACATGAAGCGACTATTAAAGACGAGTTAGATAAAATTAAAGGTGTATATACTGTACCATTCTAATAATTACGTTAAAGGAGAAGTTATATGTATATAGATCTTTATTATAATGTTCTTGAAAAGCTAAGTCAACTTTCTGAAACAAATAATCATGTTGAACCTGAAGATGAAGTTCAAGAGCACGCAATTGCAGGTATGGCTTTACCTCTTGGACATTCTCCAGAAACTATTAATAACAAATCTAACAAGAAGAAAAAAAAGAAAAAGAGAACAAAATCTCCATCTGATCATTTGTAAGTTATTAAAATTATTAAACAAAAATTAAAAATTAAATTATGTGTAAATTTGGTCCATTCATGGTATAATATGAAACATGATTGGCCAACAAAACAAACAAAAAATAAATATTGCCAATTAAAAATTAAACAATTAGGAAGGAAAATTTAACTATGGCTATTGATCTCGCAGCAATCCGCAAGAAACTTGGACAACTTAGTGGACAGAATTCTAAGAAAAACGTTATGTGGCGACCAGAAGAAGGTGCAGAAACAACTGTTCGACTTATGGCGTACCCCGACAATGACGGTCAACCATTCAAAGAACTAATGTTTTATTACAACATTGGTACAAATCGTGGCCTTCTTTCACCTTACCAGTTTGGTAAACCTGATCCTATTCAAGAGCTCATTACAAAGCTTCGCGATGAAGGTTCAAAAGAGTCTTACGAGTTAGCAAAGAAGCTTTATCCTAAGATGAGATGTTATGCACCAGTTGTTGTGCGTGGTGAAGAAGAAAAAGGTGTAAGACTTTGGGCATTTGGAAAAACCGTTTACCAGTCACTGCTTAATTACATGCTTGACGAAGACTATGGAGATATTACAGATCCTCTCGAAGGAAGAGACGTAAGAGTTAGTTGTCAAAAAAATCCTGGACAGCAATGGGCAACAACAGATGTAAGACCTCGAGGAAAAGATACAGCATTGTCAGGAGATCCTGCAAAGTCAAAGCAGTGGTTAGATAGCATTCCAGATGTCAATGATTTGTTTGAGCTTAAGTCTTACGAAGAGCTTGAAGGAATTATCAACGAGTGGTTAAATGGAGACGACGAAGACAATCAAAAAGAAACAACCCGAGGTGGTAGTAACTTTAAGAGTAATTCTACACAGTCAAAGAGTGATGATTCTCCAGACGCTATTGCAGGTAAATATAGTTCTATTGATGACGCATTTGCTGATCTTGAAGGACTATAAGGAGTAGACTGTGGCAAAAAAGAAAGAAGTTAAAAAGGAAAAAGCACCTTTAGATGACTTTACTTCTGATCTTATTAAGTCGCTTAATAAAGAAAGAGGTAATAGAGTTGCTTATAATCTGAGTACTGACGATTCACCTACACATGTTAAAAGATGGATAAGCACAGGATCAAAACAGTTAGACTATATTATTGCTAATCAAAAGAATGGAGGTCTACCTGAAGGCAGAATTGTAGAAATATTTGGGCCTCCTTCTATTGGAAAGTCACATATTGCTACACAGATTGCAAGGTCAACTCAACAAATGGGTGGAATTGTAGTTTATATAGATACAGAAAATGCAACGTCTGTTGAAAACTTAAGAATGCTTGGTGTAGACATATCAAGAAGATTTGTTTATGTTGACACGCATTGCACTGAAGAAGTATTGTCTATTGCAGAAAGTACAGTTATTAAAGCAAAAGCAATGGATAAAGACGTACCAGTTACAATCATATGGGACTCAGTTGCTGCAACTTCGCCTAAAGCTGAGCTTATAGGTGACTATGATAAAGAAAGCATTGGTCTTCAAGCACGTGCTATTTCTAAAGGAATGAGAAAGATTACTGGTGTAATTGCAAACGAAAAAGTTCTTATGGTTTGTTTAAATCAGATTAGAACTAAAGTAGGTGTAATGTACGGTGATCCTACAACTACACCTGGTGGTATGGCAATACCATTTCACAGTTCAGTTAGAATTAAGCTAGGAGCAGGTTCTCAAATCTTAAACAAAGACAAAGAGCCTATTGGAATTAATGTATCTGCAAAGACAATTAAAAATAAAGTTTCAGCACCTTTTAGAACATGCAACTTTGAAATTCACTTTGGCAAAGGTATTAAGGAACATGAGCAAATGTTTGATTTGCTTCGAAAACATGGTTCTGAAGTTTGTAATGGTTATACTGTAGAAGTAGGCGGTAATGGTGCATGGAAGCACTTGGAAGTTTATGATTCTCAAGGAGAGCAAATTATAGAAAAGAAGTTTTATAAAGCAGACTTTGGTGAAATCATTTCTCATCCAGAGTACGGAAATTATATTGATATGTTGCTTGAAAAAGCGATGATTAGAAAAAACGAAGCAGAAGAACCTGATATCGATCCTGAAAGTTATACAGATATACAAGCAATAGCTGATCACTTAATGGACAATGATGATAATGCATTTGAAGAATTAAAGTAATAACATTATGAACGAGCCTGTCATTTACATTGACGGCTTAAATGTATTTATGAGACACTTTGCTGCCAATCCAGCTAAGTCATTAAATGGACAGCTGTGTGGTGGCATTTTTGGTATGTTAAGAAACATACAACATCTCACAGAAAGATTTAAGCCACAGAAAATAATAGTTGTTTGGGAAGGTGGAGGTTCTTTTAGGAGAAGAGCTATTGACCCAGATTATAAAAACAGGAGAAGACCTGTACGTTTAAATAGAAGTGAATATCATGATGACATTCCTAATACTACTAATAACAGAGACTGGCAGCTTAAGACTCTTGTAAAGATTTTATATAAAACACCTGTTACACAAGTTTATGTAAATGATTGTGAAGCTGATGATGTTATTGCTTATTTAACAAAAACAAAAAAAGTAATATTTCAAAAAATAATTGCTACATCTGACAAAGATTATTATCAGTTAATTGATGAACAAACAAAAATCTGGTCACCTAATAAAAAAATATTGATTGATGAAAAATATGTATTAGAAAAGTGGGGAATTACTCCACAAAATTTTTGTACAGCAAGATGTTTTGCAGGAGATCAAAGTGACGGTATTAAAGGTGTCAAAGGAGCAGGCTTAAAAGTAATGCTTAGAAGATTTCCAGATTTAGGTGTGTGTAAATTTTTATCTCATCATGATATAATAAATGAAGCCAAAGATAATATTCAAAACGGCAGCAATTTAAAGTTATTTGAAAATATTATTGCAGGACAAAACGATATTGATAAAAACTGGAAGCTAATGTATTTAGATTCTGCGATGTTAAGTGCTGATCAAATCAAAAAAATAAACTTTCAAATAGAACAAAAAGAAGAAAAACTAAATAAATTTGAATTGCTTAAACTACTAAATAAAAATGGTTTAAACGGATTTGATATTCACACGTTTTTATTAACAATTAAATCAACACTAAGGACATAAAATTAAATGAGTTTAAATACAAACTTTTCAAAATTTGGAAAGCCTTTTCAAGAAAAAGTTT